CAATGCCCGAGATCAGCTCTACGCCACCCGCACCGAACACGCCGGAAGCCCGGACCCTGGACGGGACCTTGAAGGACGCAGCGCCGCCGGTGACTCAGCCTCAGGATCCAGCGCCGACTACGACCCCTACGAGCAACCCCAATGACCCAGCAACCAAGTCCCCTGCCGATGGTGCCCCCGACACCTACACCTTCAAACCCATTGAGGGTTCGACCCTCGACGACGCCACAATCGCCGCCGCCACTCCCATCTTCCGAGAACTTGGTCTCTCACAGGCTGCTGCCGACAAGCTCGTCGGATTCTACAACCAGCAAATGAAAGCTGTCGCTGACATAGGCTCCAAGGCCGTACTGGCCATGCGTGAGAAATGGGTTAGTGAAGTGAAGGCCGACCCCGAGATTGGTGGCAAGTTGGATGTAGTGAAAGCCGACATCGGTCGCGCCCTCAACGTCCTCAACGATCCCAAGCTCACCAGCGATTTCAAATCCGCCATGGACCTCACCGGTGCCGGCGACAACCCGGCCTTCATCAAGGCCTTCTGGAAGCTCTCTCAGCATGTTGTTGAGGGCAAACCCGCTCCTGGCGGCGGTCCGTCCGAACACGGCCAATCTGCTGGCGGCGTCGCCTCCCGTCCCACCGCAGCCCAAGCAATGTACCCCAATCTCGTGCGTACCAACCAATAACCCCCCACCTCACCACCCAGGCCCCGTCGCGGGATGAACGGCAAACGCCCAGACTGGTCAATGAGCCGAGACTAAACTCCAACCAAAGGACTTAACAAATGGCTACCCTTAATATCGGCTCAACGGCACTTACCTACGCCGACTGGGCCAAACGCATGGACGATGGCTACCGAGTCGCCTCGATCATCGAGCTCCTCAGCCAGACCAACGAAATCCTCGACGACATGCTCGTCATGGAAGGCAACCTGCCGACCGGGCACAAAACCACGGTCCGCACCGGTCTCCCGCAGGCCACCTGGCGCTTGTTCAACACCGGCGTGCCGAACGCCAAGTCCACTACCGCCCAGATCACCGACACCTGCGGCAATCTCGAAACCTACGCGGTGATCGACAAAGACATCGCCGATCTCAACGGCAACACCCCCGAGTTCCGGCTGTCCGAAGTCAAAGCCTTCCTTGAAGGCATGTCCCAGCAGGTCGCCGCTACCATCATCTACGGCAACCAACACCTGAACCCCGAACGCTTCACCGGGTTCATGCCTCGCTACTCGACCAAGAACACCGCCAACTCCCAGACCGCCAACAACGTTCTCGACGGTGGCGGTACCAGCAACACCAACACCTCCATCATCCTCGCCACCTGGGGCGATGACACTCTCCACGGCACGTTCCCCAAGGGCAAGATCACCGGCCTCCAGCATCGCGACATGGGCGAGTGGCCCGTTACCGACTCCGGCGGAAACACCTATCAGGCCTATCGCGACCACTTCAAATGGGAAATCGGCCTGGTCCTTCGCGACTGGCGTTACTGCGCTCGCATCGCCAACATCGATGTAACCCAGCTGACCGGCGTCTCGGCTGCGAACCTGATTAACCTCCTGGTCCGCGCCCTCTATCGCCTGCCGACCGCCCCTGCCTCTGCCACCTCCATCCAAACCTCCGATACCGATCGGGTCCGCGCCAACATGGGCCGGGTGTCGATCTACTGCAATCGTGTGGTCCGGACTTATCTTGACCTCCAGGCAATGAACAAAACTAACGTCCTCCTGCGCCTTGAGGAATTTGATGGTAAGGTCGTTACCACCTTCCGTGGTATCCCTGTCCGCACCTGCGACGCCATCCTCAACAACGAAGCACAGGTAACCTGATGATGTGGTCATACATCACCAACCTCAATATTGAAAGGACTGCATCATGATTATGGATGGCTTGCTTCTCTTCACCGGTACTTCAAACGGCTCCACCGGCGGTGTCGGCTCCGGCACCAACACCGACCTGCCCACCACGGGCACGACCTACTCGGCCAATGTTCTCGACCTGGGCATGGCCGGACTGCCCGCCTCCACCGGCACCAACGCAACCGGTGCTGGCGGCGGCGCTCGCGACCTTGGTGTTGGCGACGATCCGGCCCTGAAAGTCATGGTCGACGTCACCGCGGTCTTCAACGTCATCACCAGTCTGCAGATCATCGTCCAGGGCACCCACGACAACGGTTCGGGTGCTCCCTACGCTACCGACTGGACCACCATGGTCACCGGCCCTGTCGTTGCTCTCGCCGGCCTCGTTGCCGGTGCTCGGCTGCTTGAAGTTGACTTGCCCCGGCCGGCTCCTGGCGAAGCTCTTCCGCGCTATCTTCGCCTGGGCTACGTCATCATCGGCGGCTCCAACACCACCGGCCTCATCGAAGGCGCCTTGGTCCTCGATCGTGACGACCAGATCATCGGTGCCACTGGCTTGCTCTCCGGTTATCAAGCCGGCATCAACATCGCCAACTAAGGAGCAAAGCGCTATGAAGAAACTTCTTCTCACTTCGGCGCTGGTGCTGGGGCTCGCTGCCCCAGCCTTCGCCCAGGTTAACACTGTACCGCAGCTTGGACTTACTACTGGCTATCTGCCCAAGACCACCTACTCCTCGGCCTTCTTCGGCCTGGTGCCTCCGGCCTCGGCTACCGATGTCCTCTGTATTGCGGCCTCGGCGACCAAAACCGTTCGTATCGATCGCCTCGTGATCGGCGGTTCCGGCACCGCTGTCTCGTTGCCCATCCAGGTCGTTCGCCGAGCCAGTCTCGACACTGGCGGCACCATCGGCACCACCACCGCCAACCCCGGCATCACTACGCAGATCGCCTCTCGCGATACTGGCTTGGCTACCAACCTCTCGGCCTCGGCAACCTTGGTCTCCTACACCGCTGTCCCGACCATCAACGACTCCGCTCCGGTCTATCTCGACTCCGCTATGCTTGGTGTGGTCGCGACCACCGTCGGCACCCCCACTCCCATGACCGTCTTCGACTGGAGCCGGGACATTGAAAACCTTGTCCAGGTTCCCAGCCTTGCTAAAGGCACCGCTCAGCAAATCTGCGTCAACTTCGGCGCAGTCTCTACCACCTCATCCCTCAACGGCGCCATCACCTGGACGGAGGAATAACCAATGTCCAAACTCATGCGGGGCCTAATCCTCGTTCTTGGCCTTATGTGGACTGGCTCCGCATGGGCTCAGGGAATTGTCGGGCCGGTGAATCAAATCCTATGCAACAAAATCGCCACGTTCACCGGCGTGGCGGCTGCAACACAGTTGGTGGCACCGATCACCAGCCAGCGCATAGTCATCTGTGGCTGGCACGTCACCAACTCCTCCTCAACCGCCTACACTTTCACCATCACCTACGGTACTCAAACCACCACTCCCTGCGATACCGGCGCTGTAACTCTTATCCCGGCATTGTCCCTGACCCAATCGGCTCCCTCAGCCGATCACATCGACTACGCTGTAGGCCAGACCCCAATCTCTCAGCAACTCTGTGTTACCCCCAACAACACTGCCCTCACCGGCCTAGTCTACTACGCTCAGTTCTAGAAAGGAACCCTACCTTGGCCCGCTGGAAACTTGCTACCTCACATTACTTGAACACCGTCAAACCCGTCAAGTGGCGCTATCAGGAAACCGATCGCTCCACTGGCGAGAACCTGGAGAAGGAATTCATCGTCCCCAGATTCCTCGACATCAACGATCCGCGCTGCTGGTCCAACCGACTCGTCGCCGGCGCCCAGATCGGCGGCTCGGCTACCAACATGGGTGCCGAAGGCGAGATCATTGTCTGCCAGCCCGGCAAAGGCCTCCCCGGCGACATCGAGTTCCTCGGCGATCCCACCCCCGACATGATCCCCATGGACGAGGAAGCCGAAGCCATCTCCGAGACCTTCAAAGACCATTGGGCCTACAAGCCCGATGGAGTCGAACCTAACTACTCCCAGTCGATCGTCGATCGGCACGGCGAAGCCGAACACAACGCCAAGGTCGAAGTCGCCGGCCTTGAACAACTTGTCGCCGCCATGGACGCTCAGTCTCGCCTTATGGCCGACATGCTCGCCAACCAAACCCACACTCCCGCACGAAGGGTTTAACCTATGTCCATCATCTCCGGCGTTGGGGCTTCGCCCTCAGTAGGTCCTACCTCAGGCGGTAAGATCTATGCCTATAATAACCTTAGCACTGCGCCGGCGGTGGTGGCAGCGGCGAACCAGTTCCGAATCAGTATCACCTTTCATAACCCTGGAACAATTGATGCTTTCATCGCTCCCGCCCTGGTTCAGACTACGGGCAGCAGCGTGGCCCTGGTTCCTACCACCGCTGCCCTTGGCGGCTGCTTCCGAGTTTACGCCAATGGCGGCTCGCTAGTCTTCACCGGTGAATGCCAAGGCGCTTGGCAAGCCTTCTCTGCCTCAGCTACCGGCAACTCTCTGACCGTGGTGGACTCCAATGTTTAAGAGGTTTCTATTTCTTGCGGCTCTGCTTGCAGCCGCACCTGCCGCCGCACAGAACATTACCTGCCCGACTCGGCCCATTGGTGACAACTCCAACGCCTGCGCCAGCACGGCGTTTGTAAACCAAAATGCCTGGACACTAATCCCCGGCACTGCGCCAATCTTACCATCCACCAACGGCGGCGTGCTGTTCGACAAC